TACCCCTTGCCGAGCCTGACGAAGTCGGCGGCTTAGTACTGGGAGCTTGCGATACTGTTCTATTAACTGCAGCACTAGTAGGATCGGGATATTTACTATCAGCCATCTTTATTACTCCTAACGTATACCGGAAATCCGGCCTGTAAATTCAATCGAGCGGAGGTCAAATTCCCCTCCCAGCGATATAGTATACCACTTTCCAGCATGAGCAGGATAGAGTCTTGCGAGTCCAACACCTGCAAAAATTTCCTCCTCGTGGAACTCGGAATGGATACTCCTACTATCCAAGGAGGCGTCTATTCCAATAATTCCTGTGAAGGGTCTCCGAAAATGAACTTGCACTTCTTCTGGATACGTATAGCCCTGACGGGAAAACGCTAACTTTCCATAACGAATAAAGGAATCTGTACACCTAGAGGAGAAGAGCCTAACAGTTCCGTCACTTTTTAAAACCCCTGAGTCCATGCCAAAATTTGTGTAACTGATAATTTGGTCATGATTACTGTTAATAGGACTGTAATCTACAAGAGCTGTATAAGTAGCCTTGCACTTTCCCCACTTTTGTAATCCTGTATCATAGACTAAGGCTCCATGATAATCAGGGAAGATGGGAGAAATAGTAGCGTCTTGGAGAAGGAACGTGGCTCCAGGAAAAGTTACATCCAGATGCTGAGGAAGTCTAGTTCCTTCCTGCAGTGAGAAATCCGGAATAGAGATTACCTGAGCATTAGTTGGAAAGTCAAAGCCAAGCGGAGGATTCTCAGGGGTATAGATTCCCCAGTCTAGATTCTCCTGAGTTGCATACGTCTTAGATTCCATAGTGACAGGAGTTTCTGCTACTAGTAACTTATTCAAGGAGCTCTTAAGAACTTTCCATAGTCCATAGGGTACATCGGGATTCGAAGGATCCCCTCCTGCTTGTAGTAAAGAAGCGGATGCTAAGACCGTAGTAGATACCCTATATGTAGTAGCTAGAGGTTCAGGGACATGGTAATGAATAGTATAGTCAGTCCTACCAGGTCCATCGTACCATCCAATAGTAGTATGAGAATAAGTAAAGGTAAAGGTTGCATCATCACTGACCCTTCTTAATACTACATCAGGAAAGGATGATAAGTAGGTAGACTCTGCGTGGGCCTTCAGGGCTGCCCATTGACTCACCGTAACATTTAGATAGGCAGGAGTTAGGGTTAGCTGAAACTGTCCTATCGAAGCAAATGTAGAGTCATAGCTTACAGTTCCATAGGTCTCAAAGCCTGGAGTAGCAGCTCTGAGCGTAGAGCCTATAGCTACGTAATCTAAGCTACTAGGATCTACAGCCTTAACAAAGGTCCCCGCCCCTCCTTCGCCAAAGGTATATGCACTTCCTACTAGGTAAGTAAAGAGCATGGGAGCTGCGGTATAAGTCTCAGACTTGCGCTGTGTAACTTTAAGACCTATGTCAAAAGAGGTTTTATATTCCCATGTCGGAGTTCCAGTTCCTACCCCTAGAAAAGTTTCAACTGGGAATCCTACACTTTGCCTATAGGGCATTGTGATTAGATCTGTATCTACGTTAGTAGTATTGGAAGGTCTTGCAGTCTCTGCCTGAGACTTTGTAGTATACTCTGTAGGAAGCAAAGTCTCTACGGTAGCCTCGGACATTATTACTTGAATATAATACTTCAACTGGTCCATAAGCAACTTAGTCTCAGACCACTCTCTAAGCTGCCGGGTCTTAAACTGCGCAAGTTGCCTATCAGCCAATCCGGTGCTGGGAGAGATGGTCCATCCCAAGTCTAGAAGAGAAGGAGTAGCATTGTTAATAGAAATAGGATTACTCAAAACTGCGGTATCCCTAGCGAGGATTAGATCCGCAGGAGTAATAAGGGGATCTGTATTATCAATGTAAACTGTCTCATCTTCGGGAGTGAGAGGGTCATCCAAGACATAGGGACTCATTGGACTTCTACGAGTTAGGGCCATCTTGCTACCAGAAGCCTGCCATTGGGTATAGAGACCTACTGAGGATCCTTGGAGGACCTGATTTATCAAGTCATCCTGAAAGGGAATTCCATTAACGGTTAGGGGTACGTCTGCGGGATTAGTAAGCTCGAGTCCATTGAAGAGCAATCGAATAGTCAAGGAACCTAGATTAACTACCTCAAAGCTTACATGACCACTAATATAAGCGGGGTCAATTACACTCAGAAACAAATATCTGCCTTGAAGGAAGCTCAGGTAAACAGGGTCCCTACTTTCTCGAAGGAAGTCATAGATACCTACGAAGATATCCTCAACGGTGTAATCCCCTTTAACCCTCTTGATTCCAGTATTGGTATAGGCAAAATGCTCCATATCAGTAGCACCTTGACATACCTGCTTAGAAGTCCAAATGCCTGCCTGCTCGGAGATACTTTTAGCAGAGAAGAGGATACTACCAGTAGTATTAAATTGCGCTCCTACGATGTTCTTAGTACTGTAGATGATAAAGCCACTACCAAAGGACTGGACGTGAACAATCCTGCCCAATACATCATTAAAGATTGCATTAGCAGCTAGGGTGATAATAGCAGGAGTAAAATCAGTGAAGTCGAAAAGGCTACTCCACGAGACTGAGTTGGCCGAGTCCCAGAAACCCAGCCTACCATTGGCCCTGAAGATACCCATCTGCCCTGTCATATTTAAAAAACTAGGCACAAAGCTAGCAATGGTTACAGGACCGAAAGCTGTAGGAGTTAACTTATAAACAGAGCCATTTCCCTGCCTATACATGTAAAGGACGTTCTCAATAACACAGTAAGTCCATGCTAGGTAAGAGCCCGGGCTAGGAACTGAAAGAGTTACTTTATGTACCCATGCCTCAGACGTTGACCCTCCTGAGTTTGTCCAGATTCCATCCTCGCAGAGCGCGACAAGTACGTTTGAATAGTTTGCGAATTGATACAAAACCAAAATATGCCAACGACTGCGCAGAGCCGAGATATCCAAAGTAGCTGTCGTATCAAAATAGCTACGATACCCGTACAGAGTTGGGAGAAAGTTATATCCTTCATAAGCCACGATTGGAATAGTCCGCTCAGGGCTATCTTCCTGCCCGGTGGACATGAGGTTCTCATAGAACGCCTCCGGGTCCGTAATTACTGCACTTCTGGTTACATCTATGATTTGCGTCTTATTAGCCACTTCTTACCTCCGTGTAGTCTGCAACTCCAAGGCCAAACCTGCCCAAGGTTCTACAACTGTAATATACAAAATTCCAGTCCCACCTATAGCTACTGAATGGATAAAGTCCAGGACTGAGGGAGAGACCGTTACTAGGGTTCCCTTTGGCAGGAACATAGCCTCATCTAGAAAGGAAGAAGTAAGGGGAGCTGCCACATTTCCAAATCTCACTACACAGTCAATTGTGGAGTAGAGGACTACTGTCTCGTAGCCGGCAGGGATTCCCCCGGTAGTTGCATTCGTTCCAGAGATGGCTAAGCCGAATGCATATCGGGGACGGATAGTATCATTAGGAATTGCAGTACCATCAGCTGTAGCAAGTGGATATCGGTTTTTAACTGTCATAGCTCAGCATCCAAGTAAACTGTGTGTAGGCCAGCATCTCCACTAGAATTTACTTGGAGAATGAGGACATCTTTTGTAGTACCTGTAGAGGTAAAAGCTGCTGCATCCCCTAGAGTAATCGTAGGAATAGCTCTCATGTAAATAGGGATGGAGATAGGTGTGGTAGTCAGGTAAACCTGCAGTTCTTTGTAATATCTACCATCCTCTTGCGTTACAACTGCCAAAGACTTAGGGTCTACGATAGATACCAGAGCTCCATTATCTGTAACAGTGAAGAGCTGGACATGCACCTCATCTTCCGTAGCATCAGCAGTTCCCGTGAACACTGCTGCGAATTCTACGGCAAGTTGTTTAATGAGAGTGTACCCTAGAATTACAGGTCCGTAATACCACTGCCAAGAGGTTGAAGGAGTAGCATTGTTGTCGAACATGGCAGTCTGGCTTGTCCAAGTGCCAGCAAGATAGGAGGCTAATGAGTTGTCCGTATCCCTGCCTGTGGAGACTTTGATCTTAATGTAATTGATATTAGTTGAGGCACTTTTCTTCTTATGTCTAAAATATACAGTCTTTGTCTGATAAGCCCAGTTGAGGCTATCCTCTGTATCTAAGATCTGGACAATTCGGCACTGTGCTGTACTGGTTCCGGAATACCTTTTAATGGCTATATAATCCATCCCATTGTCAGAGACTATCTCTGTTCTGAATCCTGAGGCTGAGCAGTAGCCATACCATCTTCTAGCATGTTGGGAATAAGGAGCACTCGTAGCTACGTTCACACTTGCTTGAGTAGTCTTATTTCTGTCCTGGAAGCGACTGTTATAAACCATATTAGCAGCAGCCATATTAGGAGTCAGGGCTGCCCAAGTCCCATCGCCTCTCCAGTAGGTAGAGCTGCTGGCACCACTTCCACTATTCAGTCTGGCAACAGGCAAATTCCCCTGCACATCAGTAGATAAATTTATATACGCCCAGCTCGGATTATAGGTTCCATAACCTGACTTTAAGAACTGACTAGGAAGTCCTCCATCACTTAAAGAGGTAAAGGTGGAGGCGGAGTCTGCAACTAAGAGTGCCTTATTAGTAAAAGGACCATAGCTCCCAGCAGTAGGAGCCACCCACTCTACATTGTAGTCTACGGTATCAATCTTAGCTAGAACATCCCCAGCATTTCCCCCTATAGGAAGTTCCGGAGTTCCCCCTCCAGTGCCTACCTCATCTATGACCTTGCCACTGAATTTATTGAACATGGGGAACTCCTTTGATAAAGTCTACGGACTTCGTAAAAATGCCCAGCAATATAAGAGATAATAGGAAGGCAAGGAAAGCCAGGATAGCATTTTTAGCAAGTGTTCGTTTAAGATCTTTAATGAAGTCTTCACTGTCCTTGCGGGCTTGTTCACGTATAATGTGCTCCTGCTTATGGTGATCGACGCCATAGGGAAAGGCTTTCAGGATCTCCTCTTGCTGAGCCAGAATCTTCTCCTGTTGTACTAGGATGTGATCCATTTTGTCTTCTGCCGTAAGGCTATCATACCTTCTCCTGTCCATCATAGCGTAGACTTCCCATTCTTATTAGTAGGTAACCTGATCCCTTAGGTCGTTGGTCATAATCGTAAGGAGATCCTCTCCCATGGCAAGATGGAGTTTAGCTGAATTAGCATCCCCAATAAGGGCGAAGACCTCTCCAGCTGCCCTGTTGATAATACCATAGGGACAGATGTCGGTGAGCCAGAACGTATTTGCACCTGAGAGGACAGGAGGATGCTGATAATATCCTACCTCTAGGGAAGTAGCTAAGGAATCTAGGAGGACAGTTAGGTCAGAGCCGATCATATAATAACAACCTGTCTGCTGAACACCTCCAGGGACAAATACATTTTGAGGATCAATGTACTTTAAGTATCTCAAATCCCCTGTAACCTTGACGTATTTCCATTTACGGAAGCGAGTCAGTGGAACTACAAGAGAGGGAAGGTTAATGGTTTGGGAGTAAAGCCCAGGATCAAGAGGAATTGTTGCCTCCACCAGGTCCTGAGTAAACTCGGTTTTGAAAAGGGTTCTTGCTATAGCAGTGTTAATAGCATTGCCTACCTGAGCTGCCTTATCAGGACGCTTTACTATAGCAAGAACTGCATCAGACAGCTCAGTGAAGTTCATCTTACACCCCTATAGCCGCATATGCGGCATCTGCCGCATTAGATGCCGCAGTTACTGCATTAACATAAGCCGCCAGTGAATTAATACGGGCTACGTTTATACCGGCCGTCGAGACATTGCCGAGAGCTGTAGCAATTGGCCCTGGAAGCCCAGGGACACGAGCAGCGGCAGCAAGAGCAATCTGGATGGACTGCCGCAAAAATTCTTCCTGTTCTTCATCTGTATAACCAGCGTCTCTGAGAGCCTGTTTCCTTCTTGCGCGAATAAGAGCGCAATGCGGACTTACGTTCCGAATCTCATCACGGACAGCGTCCGTAACAGTAACTGCGGAGATCGTGGATTGAATACGAGCGTCTTGTCCTGTGGGCAATGCAGACGTGTAGCAGTAGGTCCAGCCGTTCTTCTCTCCGTGTTAGATAGTGTTGTGCCGAGTGAGCGTGACAGTTACCCCGTCCGGCCCAGGAGTAATAAACTTTTGGTATTTAATAATCATGTCATCATATTCCAATTAGAGATACAAGGCCGCCCGGAACCCCACGTAATCGTGCGAGCTGCCCCGCGCATTGGGGAGATTCAACGCCCAGACCCCGGCATTCGAGCTGCTGTTCCACTTCCCGCCGGAGACCGGGCACATGTCAGTAGGGCGATAGTCATACAACTCATCATTGACAAACGCGTTTGCGACGCCCACCCCGCCGCACAGAGGGATA